AAAGATAATTGAGGTGTCACATGAATATCAAGACGATTTTTACTACTGTCTTAGCAATACTTTGCATTTCATTTGCAGCATATGCACAAAACGCAAGAGATCAAATTCGTGCTGTTGGATCATCGACAGTTTTTCCATTTACTACAACGGTTGCTGAAAATTTCAGTCGAACATCAGGTCTGAAGGCGCCTATTGTAGAATCTACTGGAACGGGTGGTGGATTTCGTCTGTTCTGTGCCGGTATAGGAACACAACACCCAGACATTTCAAATGCGTCTCGTCCGATCACAAAATCAGAAATTGAACTTTGCGCCAAGAATGGTGTAACGAGCATTACTGAAGTAATGATTGGATATGATGGCATCGTATTTGCGGTTCGCAAGGATGTAAAGCCTTTTAGTTTGACACGCGAACACGTTTGGCTTGCTTTGGCTCGTCAGGTGCCAAAGGACGGTAAGCTTGTAAATAATTTCTACCAGAAATGGAATGAGATTGATCCTAAACTACCAAACGCTCCAATTGAAGTCATGGGACCGCCTCCGACTTCTGGAACGCGCGATGCATTTGTTGAAATGGTAATGGATCATGGCTGCAAGAGTTTCGATGAAATCAAGTCTCTGCAAGATGCAAGACAGAAGCAAGCTGCCTGCTCTTCAATTCGTGAAGATGGCAAGTTCATTGAGGCTGGTGAAAATGATAATCTAATTGTTCAGAGACTGGTCTCTAACAAGAACAATCTAATTATTGGAGTCTTTGGATACTCGTTCTTGGAAGAAAACGTAGACAAGCTTATTGGATTAAAGATTGATGAGGTAGAGCCAGAGTTTGAAAATATCTCTACACAGAAATATCCAGTCGCTCGTTCCTTGTTTGTCTATGTCAAGAATGCTCATGCTGAAGTTATTCCTGGCATTAGAGATTTCATAGCTGAGTATGTTTCAGATCGTTCCATGGCTGAGAATGGATACCTTGAGAAAAAGGGTCTTGTGCCATTGACGAAGGCACAGAGAGAGCTTGTGCGTAAAAATGCTCTTACACTAACACCAATGAAATGAAAGGTTTATATCATGGTCAAGTATATTCTAAAGTCTGTTGATGATACTGCCGACGATATGGCAGCTACTGTGACGTATGAGTTTCAGTCCGATCTGGCTGACAATGTCACATGGCATCTTGCTCAGTTCATGCGCGCAGTAGGATTTACCTGGGTAGAGAGTCTTGAGATCGTCAAGGAGTATGATGATTCAGAGTTTGATGAACTTGACGATAGTGAATTGACGATTGATGATTCAATGATTGTCAATAAGGATTCCACAGAAGACAAGTATGTGTCTGTGACACCAACTAAAGATACCAAGTAATTAGTCGGTTGGTCGCATACCCATTGTGCGTTCTTGACCAACCATATGGCTCTTGATCATCCATGCTAGTTTTGCATGTTTATCAAGGCGGTCTTCCAAGTAATTGACGAGACCGTAATTGTCTTCGCGTTCTGCTAGCCCTCTTGCTGCATTGATTGAATCGACCAATGCGGAATTAGCGGCTAGCAGACGAGCGAACATATTTTTTGATCCAGGAATTTCTGCCGTGTCCGACATTGTCGATAGCGATTCAAATTCCTTCATTGTTCCTGGTGCATATGAACCAAGTGCGCGAATTTGTTCGGCAGCAGTATCGACTTCTTCAAACAGTTGCACATAGACCTTGGAGAAGAAATCATGATAGGCTGAAAAGAATGGACCTTCAACATTCCAATGATACTTGTGTGCGAGAAGATACATGCTGAATGTATTTGCTAGTACAATGTGCATTGTACGCACAAGATCTGGTTTGCCCAATTGTTCTTCCAGAAGTTCCTCATTTAGAACAGTTTCTGTTGTATCTTGGACTTCTTCTTGAATCACATTTTCATTTTCGGACATAGTTGACATTCCTCTAGAGGTATGATATATTTATAATCATGAATATCTTTTATCTTTCTCACGATCATGCTCAGTGTGCCCAATGGCATGTGGACAAACATGTAGTCAAGATGATTCTGGAAAGCTGTCAGTTGCTTTCTACGGCTCGTCGTTTGATTGACGGTGTTCCAACAATTGAAAAACGATATGTTGCAGGATCATTGCATCCGGCACGTTTTCGTAATATCAAGCGATGGGTGCTGGAAGATCATCCAGAAGCTGACAAGATCATCTATCAGGCTACGCATGTAAATCATCCGTCGGCTGTGTGGGTTCGTCAGTCATTGGAGAACTATGTTTGGTTGTCGGATCTAACATTTGCCCTTATCAATGAATACAAGTATCGATATGGTAAGGATCACAAGTGCGAAATTGTTGCTCGTCATCTTGCGACTCCTCCCATGAAGGATTTTCCTCATAAGGGATTCACGGAGCCGACACCTGCAATGCCAGATGAGTACAAGGTTACTGGCGACAGCATTGCGTCATATCACAATTATTACCGTGGTGCTAAGGCTCGTATGGCATCATGGAAGAATCGTGATGTACCGTCTTGGTTTACTAAATAAGAGTATGTTCAACCTCAAACCAGGATTATATTATGCCAACGTATGATTTTATCAATGAAGAAACTGGTGAAACATTTGAGATGCAGATGTCTATTGCAGACATGGAAAAGTATCTCAAAAAGAACAAACATATCAAGCAGGCTGTCACCAGAATGACTTTAGGTGATTCGGTTCGTCTAGGAATCACCAAGCCGCCAGCAGATTTTCAAAAAGGAGTTATTGGTCGCATGAAGGAAAAAGTTCATGGCAATAATCTGAAGACTTCGAAATTCAACATTCCAAGAGAGTGGTGAGTGATTAGTCCCATTTCTCCCGTGTATAAAACAGTATTCAACACGCAAAGAGGATCTCGCGAAAACGCAAGGTCCTCTTTGTCATTTCAGAGAGGCGTACATGTCAAAGAAAAAGAAGAAGTTAAATCAACAACAGCAACAAAATCATTTCTCTCTACGAACAATATCACCACTAACACTAAATCAATCATCAACATTCAAGGCCTTTGAGCAAGGCAAACATCTTCTTCTACACGGCGTTGCCGGAACAGGTAAAACATACATCTCTCTATATCTGGCACTAAATGAAGTTCTAAACAAATCCAGATACAAACACATTGTCGTCATACGCAGCGTAGTTCCTTCTCGCGATATGGGATTTCTGCCAGGCTCCGCAAAGGAAAAAGCAAAAGTGTATGAAGAGCCATACAAGATGATTTGCGATGATTTATTTGGTCGTGGCGATGGCTATGATATACTCAAGATGAAGCGCATGTTGGATTTTACCACGACTTCATTCTTGCGCGGAGTTACATTCAATGATGCAATCATCATTGTCGATGAATGTCAAAACATGATTCAACAAGAGTTGGATACTGTCATGACTCGTGTTGGTAACAATTGTCGTATCGTGTTCTGCGGAGATTTTCGTCAGACTGATTTGGCAAAGCATGAAGAACGCAGAGGACTCTTGACATTCATGAATATTCTTGATAAAATGTCTTGCTTTGAAAAAATTGAGTTTGGTAAGGAAGATATCGTGCGTAGTGCATTGGTAAAATCCTACATCATCTCTAAACTGGAGTTAGGATACGTTTGATATGTTGATTTATGCTGCACCTGCGATCATTTGGATGATCATGCGTCTAATGAGAAAGATCATACTCACTTGGCCCAATGCATTCAATGCATGGATGTGTGTGATCACCACAATCGTCATGGGCGGGATCATTTTTAATTTTCTGGTAAAGCTTATAAGTTAATGAAAAAGTTTCATCATTCATTTGTGAATCTTCCAAATCTTGAGGAAGAGTATATTGACGGAAGGAGGCATTATAGAACTCCAGAGGGAAATGTGTATCCTTCCGTCACTACTATTTTGTCACGATTGCCAAACGAGAGTTTGAAAGAATGGCAAAATAGAGTTGGAGAAGAAGAAGCCAAGCGAGTATCTGGCGTATCAGCTCGACGCGGAAAAAATCTTCATCAAGTCTGTGAGCGATATTTGCTCAATGAAGAAAAGCCTACGCGCGGTCATATGCCAGATGTTTCATTTATGTTTCTTGAGTTAAGAAAACATATTGATCGAATTGATGAAGTATACGCCGTTGAAGCGCCTTTATATTCTGATCAATATAAGTTTGCAGGAAGATGTGATGCAATAGGTACATTTGATGGATATCCGGCGATCATTGATTTCAAGACGACCAAGTCGGAAGCTGATTCCAGCATGGATAAGGTCAAGAAATATTTCATGCAGTTGTCGGCATATTCTTTGGCATATGAAGAAAGAACTGGCGTAAAAATTGATTTGGGGGTATTGTTATTTGCATCGGCAGAAACTGAATCTAGCTGCATTCCTGCAAATTTGACTAAGTACAAGACTCAATTCATTTCTTTGTTGACAAGCACTAAATAATGTAATATAATACGATATTACTGTTGATAACAACGTAATAAACTGTCTGGACGCGGCTTCAATGCCGCCACCTCCACCAGTCAACACACTAGGGCCGTAACCCAAGCAGCTGCTTGAGAAACCCCAAAAGTGAGGGATTAAGTGTGTTGGCTAATGGGGGTGAAAGGGATTCGACAGAAGTGTAAAGGTTGCGGAGGTAATCGGTAAGGAACGACCGACAATTAGTCCAAAACAATAGATGCAAACGATAATTACGCATCTGAGATGGCACTAGCTGCCTGAACGGGGTTCGGTGGGGACCTGGCAACAGAATCCCACCACTTTCATCAATCGTAGGAGGTATCGATGAGTGAAGTATCTTGTTATGTTATGAAACCCCTTTCTTATGCAACCGATAACGAATGCACGTTCAAGAATTTGCGTTCGGTTGATTTGAAACGAGCAAAGAAGCATCGTGGAGTATATAAGCTTTCGTATGGACAATACGGAAGTTCCAACCATGTTTCTTATGTGGCAACACGAGATTTCGACTGATGTATAAAACTCTGATGGTAGGAATATTCCTACTCATCGGGTTCTTTGGTGCAAGACTGTATCCATATGATACAACAACAAATGCTGTAGCGCAAATTCCTGGATATGAAAGGATTTACGAATACGAGCATTTGTTGCTATCATTTGTTCCAGATGAACCATTGCCCGATGAGCAGGAGACAAAAGTAGTCAACGTCGATCCTAAAGAGAGGGAGTGTTTAGCCAAAGCCATATATTGGGAGGCTCGCAACCAATCTCTTGATGGAAAAGTCGCTGTAGGATACGTTGTAATCAATCGTGTCAATGCTGGTCTGTGGAAAGACTCCATCTGTGGCGTTGTCTATCAGGGTTGTCAATTCTCTTGGGTCTGTGAAGGTAAGGGTAAAAGAAACCTCTACAAGCTAACGAACGAGAACGAAAAAATTGCATGGGCTGAGGCGATTGCTCTTGCAAATGAACTTCTCATAGAGTATAATGACATTGAAGATATAACGAAGGGTGCAGTCTTCTTTCATGCTCATTATGTGAGACCTGATTGGTCAAAGTGGAAGAAAGTTGAACGCACCGTTCGTATTGATGATCATATATTCTATCGTTTGAGGTCCATGTAATGCCAACAAAAGATGAAATGCTATCCTTTGCCAAGACTATTGAGCAGATAGTCAAGGAAAAGGATCTAAACTATATTGATGCTGTGACGCATTTTTGCGAGATCAATTCTTTGGAGATTGAGTCAGTTACAAATCTGATCAATCAATCATTGAAGGCCAAGATTGCATATGATGCGTCACAGCTCAATCTTTTACCCAAAAGCAATACATTGCCAGTATGAAAATTGTTGCTCTAGAAGCATACAAGCTATTTCATTCGATCAAGCTTCACTTTACTCGTCAGTCATTTGACTTTTTCAAGAGTAGAGTAAAGATTTCGGAGAAAGCTTTTCTTTCTCGTCGCGATAGATTTGCATTTTATCGATTGGCGAAAGAGTATGATCGTGATCAATTTATCTCCCTGACTCTGGCGAACATTCTCAAGAATGATTCGTTGTGGTCAATGAATTTGCTTGAGCCAGAAGCTGCAGATAATCTAGTCGAATATCAAAAGAGACTGGAGTCGCTCACATATAATTTCAAGCAGGACTTGAAAAAGCTTTTGGATTGGTCGCACGAACACGGTGTTTTTTTGGATCGTGCTTTTGTCCCTGGCGATTCTTATCCTCCGTTACTGACAATGGTCATGAGAAATGAAATTTCCATGGAGACATTTGTCATTCTAAATGGTGTCATCGATTTTCTCCCCATGTGGAAAAGAAAAATAAATGATGAGATCATTTGGCCAAAGTTTGCAATCAAGTGCGAGAAATATGCTCCATTTGTTTTGCAGCGAGTTGATTTGAAGAACATGAAAAAGATTCTGAAAAGTGAGTTTTTTCCTTGACTTCGAATCAACGCATGATATATAATAGTGAATATTATGCATCATGTGAACAAGATGTAATACGAAACATACAACGCATACGAAAGGAAATACAATGTCTTTTGCATCACTAAAAAAGGCCAGCGGTTCTATTGACAAGCTGGCGCGCGAGCTAGAAAAGCTTAATACACCTGCAACCAATTCATCGGAAGATACTCGTTTCTGGAAGCCAGAACTTGACAAGGCTGGTAACGGCTTTGCTACGATTCGTTTCCTTGCAGCACCTGCTGCTGATGGTGACGATGCTCTTCCTTGGGTTCGCGTCTTTGATCATGGCTTTCAAGGACCTGGCGGTTGGTACATTGAGAACTCTCTGACGACTATCGGTCAGAAGGATCCTGTCTCAGAGTACAATTCGATTCTATGGAATTCTGGAATCGAAGCTAACAAGGAGATTGCTCGTAAGCAGAAGCGTCGCTTGAAGTATATCTCCAACATTCTTGTCGTTAGCGATCCAAAGAATCCTGACAACGAGGGTAAGATCTTTTTGTTCAAGTATGGCAAAAAGATCTTTGACAAGATCACCGAAGCAATGAATCCACAGTTTGAAGACGAGAAGGCTGTCAATCCATTTGATTTCTGGGCTGGCGCAAACTTCAAGCTTAAGATTCGCAAGTTTGAAGGTTATCCGAACTATGACAAGTCTGAGTTCGACAAGCCTTCTGCGCTTTATGATGGTGATGATACAAAGCTGGAGAAGCTTTGGAAGTCCGAGTATTCACTCAAGGATTTCCTTGATCCAAAGCACTTCAAGAGCTATGATGAGCTGAAGACCAAGCTAAATCGTGTTCTTGGTCTTGACGGAGCACCAGCTGCCTCAAAGAGCAAGGCATCGGATGAGAAGCCGGCATCAAAGGAGACACCTCCTTGGACTGACGACGAAGACGATGACATGAAGTTGTTTGAGAAGTTGGCTCGCGAGGACTAAGTACTGAGCGAGTAGCGAAAGAGGGGAGTGAAAGCTCCCCTCTTTTTTATGACATGGATTGTATTCCCATCATATTTTGAACACGCATCAATGTGTTGTCTTCATTTCTCACACTTGCTACCGGAGCATTGGCGGCAGAAGATTGAGGTGGAGATGGAATTTGATTTCCACCACCTCCATTGTTGATGTTATTGATTACTGGCGCCTGAGATTGATTCATTTGATCTCTTTTCGTCTGTCTTTCCTCAGACATGTTTGATAAAACCTCACCTGTTTGTCTTTGTGGTTGCTGCTGCATTTCAGCTGCAATTGGTGCAGGTTTCATTTGTTCCGGAATTGCCATTCCTGTTGCTGGCATGGTTTGAAGATTGAGATCCCTCGTTAGCGATCCTTGTTGCTGCATCATATATGGTTGATTTACTGGATTTTCATTAGTTGGCTCTTTTTCGGCCGACGGCTGTCCTTGAGGATTCAAAGTCACTTTTCCGTAGTTTTGTTCGCCAGGAGTAAAGAAAGTTGATTGTAGTTGTGGTTTTACCTCTTGAGGTTGAACTTGAGCAACTTCTTTTGGCAATTCATTTGTCAATGGTCGATTGGGCGTTTCTTCTTTTTGTGGTAGTTGTTGCGCCATTTGGGTTGGTTGTGGCTTTGGAATATTTTTTCCGTATTTCTCACTAATTGAATTTATATCCTTTAAATATTTTCCAGGATCTGCTGTAAAATATCCAGATTTGCCTAAAGCATCAGTTGCAGCTTTGAAATCTTTTGATTGTAAAACATCCTTGTATCTTGAATCTTTTTCAATAAGATTGAGCCAGTCTTTTCCGGCATCTTCTACTTTTTCATATTTTCTAAATTTTTCACGTTTACTGATCTCTTTTCCTTCAACGACTTCTTTAGTTGCTGAGGTTGATGAGGGTTTGTTTTCTCTTGTTTCCTTTATACCAAAAGGATTGTTTGAATCTTTTGGCATTTTTTTTCCATGCCCGCTTTCAAGCGATGCTTGAGATGCACCCAGTCGCGCAAGAACATCTGCATTTTGCAGTCCCTTATCAAGAGCTGTTTGATAAATGGAATCGTACATTTTTTTGTGAAAGTCTTCGCGTGGATTTGATTTTTTTTGTTCTTGTACGTTGTTTTCTGGTTTTTGTTGCTGCAATGATGTTGACTGTAAAACTGGAGATGATTGTGGAGTCATTGAAGATTGTGGTGATTCAACATTTGAATTTTCATCTTCATTATTTTTAAAGAAATCAACCATTTTTTCCAAATTTATTTGTGGTTGATTGTTGCTATCTTTTTCTTCCAAGTTTTCAGTAAGTGCTGTTAGCATGTTAGTCATGTTTTGTATTGTCTTGTTTGTTCCTGCAAGACCTAAATTTTCTTCTTGTTTATTTCTAAATGTTGGATTATTTCTCACATCTTCGAAAGAGTTTCGACTTTTTTCTTGATCCCTTCTTTCAACAGATGGATCTCCAAATATCTTTGAATAGGTATTTGTTACGTTTTCTGTAACAGTATCGGCTAAATCTTTTATTGGACTATTTCTATTGATTTGTTCGTTTTCCATTTTTATCTTTGCCTTGATCTAGTAGTTTTACTTTCTTTGTGCTGCCATATCTTTTAGTCTTTGATTTTCTTTTTCGATGTGCTGGGCTAGCAATATTACATAGACATCTCTTTCCCAGGGTATCATATTTTCTAGTTCACTTAGACTATAATGATAATTGTGCATCATCGTAAAGTTAGTTTGAAAATAATTTGTCAAACTTTCATGACCAAGGCTTATGCGAAAAAACTTGTCAGGCCCTCCAAAGGTATTACATGATTAAATCCGCACTTGTTGCATGTATGTTCAATGTTTGATTTTATACTTGGCATTGTTTTGAAAAAATTGTCGATTTTGTCAAAACTTGATTTTGGAATATTTTCAATGTATTCTAAAACATCTTTTTTTTCCATTTCTTTGATATAGTATATACCATCTTTATCGAAGAAATAGTCGATACTATTGATAATCATATCCAAAGCAGTTTCTATTGAAGTTTTTTTGTTTTTGCTTGCAAGCGTTTCAACAGCATTGAATGAAGGATATTTCATCATGACACCAACATCTTTTGTAAAGAATATTGTCTTGTTATGATTTGGTTTCTTTTCAATGACGGTTGAATTTAAAATATCGTGTTCAAATTGCATTAGATTATTGCATTCTTTGTCTTCTACTGTATTTTTACAACGAAATGACATATTTACTTTTTCATTTATTGATCTTGCTCTTAAATGAATGAAGAAATATTCTATGTCAAATGAAGACATTTCATTTATATCAAAGTTGGTTTCGACTATACAATTTTTGACAATTTGTCTTACGGCGTCAACGATTGATTTTTCGTTTGATTCCGTTTTTTGTTCTTCAAGTGCCATCAATAGAATTTTTTGTTCTTTTACTAGAAATGGTCTAAACTTTAGTTTTTTGCCTGTTGAAGGTAATTCAAACTCATATATTGGCAAATCAATTTTAGGTAAATTCATGATTTAGATTTATCCTTTCTTTATCTTTGTCGACCAGGATTTGTTTCTCGTGCTGTTCTAGGAGGTTGCGTTGAAGAAACATATTTTGTATTTTCATAAGGGCTATACTCATTTGAATAATAAAAATAGTCATAACTAAACGATACGGCAACGCGAGTTATTTCTTCACTTGTCCAACTCATTGTCACAGGACTAACAGATACTGGATACGCATTTACAATGTAAATTGAATAGCTACGACCCTGATTTACATCGAAGCACTCTATTATAATTTCTTTTGCGTACTCAGTCTTGTATTTGAAATTGTGATACGCGATTTCTGGTTTTTGTGAGGCTGATACTGGATAAGTATTAATCCAATTCATCCAATCTTCAAAAACTCTTTTTTCTACCATTCCTGTTAAAGGTTGTTTACTAATATTTCCTGTGCAAAAAAACATACAAGTTATTTCACTAAAAAATGACTGTACTGGATATTTAACTACAGGACCATAGGTTCTATGTTCAAATGTGTTGAGACTTCTACCTGGTATTTCTACGGATTCACATTTATACTCAAGTTGTGAATCGGAAGATAATGATCCAGGAATTCCTTGTGGAAATCTTACTTGAAATCTACTTTGTCTTTGAAAATCAGAGTACTTGTTTATAGCTGATAGAAATTTATTGATATCTGCCATCTTTATTTCCTTTTAGATTGGCGAAGCATTTTTATTTTTTTCAGGATATATGAAACTTTCAACAGGCAATGACGCCGCAATATCCCATTCACTTGCATCTATTTTTATGAATCTTGAACGTATGTTTGATGTCAAATATCTTTTCACTGCTGGTTTAGCATCAATTGGAAGATTTTTTAAGACGGCATATGTGAATGTAAATCTTGTCTTTTCGTCATATTTGTTGTCATTTGTAAACACACTCAATTGATTTAGAAGACCCAATCTTGTTCCTACCGAAAGATAATGTAAATTAACTCCAATAAATCCATCTCCAAATCTATCAAATGGAATGACTAGAGGAAACATGTCGTATCTTGGTAATATGTCTTTCGTTTTTGGATTATACACAAAGAAATACATTGCGCCAAGATGAAATGACGTTTCTTTGCGTTTTGTGTCGCGCAAAAGATCTCTGCGGCTAGAACTTTTTAGTTCATCCGCTTTTTTTTGAATCCATTCTCTAGCTTTTTGTGTGCTAGCGGATAAATTCGCTCGTTCTATTCTTCTTTGTCTTTTGTCTATAATTGGCATAATGATATTTATTTGATTCCAAGATCATTTTCTGTGAGAACCTTGAATTGCCAATTTCGGTCGAGACAGTATTCCTGAGCTGCTTTCCACTTGGCATCATTGACTCCCCAAGTGACTATTTCGGTTATGTATTTTTGCGTTACTCTTGATCTTTTCTTAGGCGGCACTGACTCTTTTTGTGGCTTTATTTCCCATATCATCTCTCGTATCTTGTTGTCTTTATCGCGAACTTTGACATAGAAATCGGGAAAGTAACGATGCACTTTGCGATCAACGGGAGAGAGATAAGGTATCACTATTTCTTCAGAAGACCATTGTATGACTGACGGGTTTTCATCAAGAAAAACCATGACACGACGCTCCCAAAGACTACGATATATGATTCGTGTGGGATCTCCGCGATATTTTTGACTATTTGTTGGTATGAAGCGGCCTTTGTATGACATGATAAATATAGTAAAAGTTACGGAAATATTTAGATGGCAGCAGATTATAGACAAGCTACAAGAAAAGATGATTTTGGCGGTAGAATGGGGGCTGGACCCTTAGCTACGCTTGCAAACAATCCCTATCAATTTTCTTCTTTGAATTATCCTATTGACATTGAAAATCTATCACATGCTATGCTATTTAATATCAATGTTCACGATAATTCAAATGATTTGTCAAAACGAGAAACACCCGCCGAAAATGCTACAGGACCAAATGCAGGATTTCAGTCAAGAAGAGATCGAAATCTTCAAAATACTCCTAGTTTAACAAGAAAATTTACAAGAATAAAAAGAGCCATTTCATTGTATATGCCTGATACGATAGTTGTTGATAATAGACAAAACTTTGAAACTCCAAGCTTGTTGGAAAAACTTGGTATTATTGGTACTAGTTTAGTTGCAGGAACACAAGCATTAACTGGATCTCTTGGAGAAGCAGGTAATTTAGCGATAGGATTAACAGGCGGAGCAGCCGCCGCAGCCGCTGCCGTGGGAGCCGCGACAGGTGCGGTAGCCCGCCAGCGCGGCATGGATCCAAGTTTAGCTGCAAGAATAGGTTCTGGAACAATGGGTCTTAGTAAATTTGATAGAGGTGTATTGACACCAGCATTAAGAACAGCTACTAGTTTATTTGGTTATGCTCTCAATCCTGTTGTTGAAGTTTTATATGTTAGTCCTCTTCTTAGAGCGTTTAATTTTGATTTTATTTTTTCTCCAAAAAGTGCAAAAGAAGCTGATGATGTTTGGAAAATAATTTATGAATTTAGAAGACATTCAGCTCCTGAATTTCTTAATAATAGCCAAAGTGGAGTAGGATCGCTAGTAAACTACATTATGATTCCACCATCCCAGTTTGAGATAACATTTTTGAGAAAAGGACAATCAAATCCAAATCCAAATCCTGACGTAAATTCAAATGAAAGAATCAATGGTAGTGCTGGTACTGGCGGAGGATTTGTCGAAAACACTAATCTTCCTAGACTTTCTACATGTGTTTTAAGTGATGTCATGGTCGACTATACACCAACAGGCGGATTTGTAACATTTGATGATGGAATGCCAGTTCAAATAAGAATGAGACTATCTTTCATAGAAACCAATATCATAACAAGAGAAATGGTTGATGAGGGCTACTAATGGCATATTTTACTGATTTTCCCATAGCTTTATACGATCTAACAAATTCATCAAACAAGAGTCTCAAACTTGTATCGAATTTATTTGTTCGCACTAGATTTTTACCTAGTATTGAAAATGAATCTACAGTATTTTACAAGTATCAAATTTCTGATGGTGATACTCCAGAAATACTAGCTTCAAAATACTACGGCAATTCAAATCGTCATTGGATCATTCTTCTTGCAAATAACATAACTGATCCGACATACGACTGGCCATTGACATATACAAATTTTTCATCTTATGTTGAAAACAAATATGGTTCAATTGCAACTGCAAAAACAACATATCATCACTACGAAAAAGTGGTGACAAAAACGGATTCTGTCACAGGAACCATAACAGTAAACAAGTATGAACTTGACTACAACACATATGCAAATTTGGCATCAAGTAGTACGGAAACAATCAATTTGAAAGATGGTAATACCGTTCAAATAGTTACGACCAAGAATGCTGTATCATATTACGACTATGAAGAAGAACAAAATGAAGCAAAAAGAGAAATAAAGATAATAAACGCTGCATATGCTCTTCAAATAGAACAAGAACTATTTTCTATATTGACAAATGTCTGATTTTTTATATACTAACGAAAAAAATTACGTAATAAAAGAGTTATTCATAGTTAATACCAATGGTTCTGGTATTAATATAAGAGCATTACTTTTAGAATTGGATATTTTTGAAGATATTTACAATTCAACAATTTCAGGATATGCACTTTTAAATGATTCAAATGATTTGATTGCAACCTTACCTCTATCTGGATTTGAATTTCTACGAGTAGTCATTGAAAAACCCGGATCCGAAAGAAAAGTTCTTTTTGAAAAAAGTTTTCGTATCTATAAAATGACTCCAGGAACTGTAAAACAAGCAACCACATCAAATCAAACATATTTGTTGAATTTTTGCTCTGAAGAAAACGTAGTTTCTGCATCTCGTCGTATTTCAAAATCTTATCGTGGAAAAACGATGTCGAGTATTGTTACTGACATATTGACAAAACAGTTAAAAGTAACTCCGGAAAAACTAAGAGCAACAAATATAGAAAACACATCTGGAGTTCATGACGTAATAATTCCATTTTTGAATCCATTAACCGCTATATCATGGCTTGCTTCAAGAACTGTTTCATCTTCGGCAAAAAGTCGTGGTGCGACATTCATGTTTTATGAAAATACTCAAGGTTATAACTTCAAGTCTCTAGAAACTTTGTTTCAAGGAAACACTAAAGCAAAATATAGTTTCGGACCCAAAAACGCACCTCCCGAAAAAACTGATACATCTGTATCTGAGATTAGAGATGTTGTGAAATATGAATTCATGAAAATGTTCGACGTTTTGTCAGGAATAACCTCGGGTATGTTTTCAAGCACAATTAAGACAATTGACTTGGTCAAATTAGAAGCTACAGACTATGCCATGAGGTATGATGAATTATTCAATATTACTTCACATATAGAGAAACAAGGAAGCGCATTTTCTTTTCAAAACGAATATGAAGATAGATTCAAGAAAAAAGTATATGAAAATTCATATTCATTGATGAGAATGTATCCAACAAATAGATCACATGATACTGATAGCGTGATTTCAAGTAAACAACCATCAATAAAACAAAATCTGGTTGAAAAATGGCTATTGCAACGCATAACACAAATAAATCAGCTGGATTACTTCAAGTTAAAATTAGTTATTCCGGGCGATACATATATCACGGTTGGCGACATCATAGAATTTCAAATTCCTCTTGTCGGGGCTAAAAATCCAGGCGCATCAAATGAGAATCCTTTCTACAGCGGAAGATATTTGCTAACCGCGATTCGACACAAAATAAATTTGGATAACTATGAAATGATTGTTGAAGCAACACGAGATTGTCTATCAAAGCCATATCCACAAGCGGAAAATAGTTTAGCACTAATCAATGAGATAAAGAAATCATGATAAATCGCAATAATTTTATGGGACTAGATGGATTTGTCTGGTGGTTTGGTGTCATTGAAAATCGCAAGGATCCTTTATTGATAGGTCGTTGTCAAGTCAGAATTTATGGATGGCACACCGAAAACAAGAATTTGATACCAACATCCGATCTTCCCTGGGCACATCCTGTAATGCCTTTGAATACGAATACAGGAACAGGAATCGCTGCAAAGGAAGGGGATATGGTATTTGGTTTCTTCCTTGATTCGGATGATGCACAGTTTCCTGTTATGCTAGGAATTGTTCCGGGCATTCCTGAATCTGTGCCAAGAATAGATAAAGGATTTTCTGATCAAAGAACACCAACTCAGTTGAGCGATTCTCCAAGAAAGCCGAAATCGAAAGATTATACTCAAGATGGAGAAGGTGTATTCATAGTTGAAGGTCAAGCAACACGGTATCCGGAAACTGTGAATGAATCGACTGTAAGTAAATTGGCAAGAAATGAAAATATTACTGATACAATTGTAGAAGAGAGAAAAAATAATCGTATACAGAATGTAGAAACATCTACTAAAGGTTCAACATGGTCTGAGCCCGAAACACAATATAACGCAAAATATCCATACAATCATGTATATGAATCAGAATCCGGTCATGTTCTAGAAGTCGATGATACTCCAGGTGCGGAAAGAATTCAAACTACTCATCGTTCGGGAACTTTTGAAGAAATATATCCAGATGGAACAAAAGTTACAAAAGTAGTAAAAGACAAGTACGAAATAGTAATGTCAGATAATAATGTATTGATCATGGGAGATTGCAATATTACGATCAATGGTCAAGGTAAAATATTTGTCAAGGGTAGTGCAGATGTAAAAGTTGATGGCGATATGACAACACAAGTTGCAGGAACGTATAGTGTTACATCATCGAGCTACATGAGTTTTAGAGCACCAAGAATAGATCTAAACTAAGATGGAATGAAAAATGCCTGCAATTTCTAGATTGGGTGATATATGTACGGGTCATGGGTGTTGGCCCCAAAGGCCGAATGATACGGCAAGTGGTGACGTTTATGTTGAGGGTCTAGGTGTTCATAGACAGGGTGATCATTGGGTTTCACATTGCTGTCCAAATCAAGGATGTCACGATGGAATTTTGGCATCAGGATCGGGAACCGTATACATTAATGGATTGCAATGTAGTAGAGTTGGCGATCCTATAGATTGCGGTTCTACAATTTTAACTGGTGCCGGAACTTGCTTTGCAGGATAATATGATAGGAGAAAAAATAATATGACAATAGGTTTTCCAATTCCAAGCATTGTGCCTATTCCAGAGGTAGCAACAGCGATTGGTAATTTGCCAATAAACCCAACTGTTAGAAATATTTTTGAAGAAATAGCTACTAGCGGTCAAGCATCACTTTTTAGAAATCCGGTCATACAAAATATCAATCAAGTATCTAGCGGGATAAACGGCATAGTTAGTGCAATATCAAATTCTACATGTTTAAATTATACATCCGAAGCTAAAACAAATCTGACAACCGCATTAACTGGAACTGGCGGATTGTCCGAGCAAGTTACCGCCTTTACAACACATGTCAATACATTATCAGGAGTAATAGCAGGTAGTGCTGGAAATGCAACACCAGGACTTGAAAGAATATTGTCTGTCGGACGATCAATAAAAGATTTAGTTAATACTGTCGATCAAGCTTCGGGTTGTTTGGGCGTTCTAGGTAATATGACAGGACTATTTTCCGGAGAGCAACTTAATGGTTATGCTAGTCAGTTAGCATCGTTTATTGAGCAAATCAATGGTTGCTTGGCCGACTTGACTGAAATATTGGATCAAGTCAATTCTATCAAAGCGGCACTTGCCGCAATAATAGCTGCCGATCAAAACTTTTTTAATCAGGCACTAGAAACATTAAGACAAGCTGCGCTATCTTCACTTTTAGACTATATGTATAACGATCCGTGTGGCAGATTTATATTGGAAAATCAAATAGGGCAAACTAGTTTGCTATCTAAATTATCACGATAAATATAATCATGGTAGCTTTATCCACAAGAACATTTAGAGATTTAGACTTAAATTTCACGCGACATCCTGCAACAAATGATGTCGCGACACGCATTGGTGATCAAGCAATAATTAGATCATTGCGAAATCTTGTCAATATGGCCAACTATGATAAACCATTTCATCCTGAAGTTGGTGGTGTAATTCGTCAATTATTGTTTGAAAATGTTAATGCTATGACGGCTCAAAATATTAAAACTGCCGTCAAAGATGTAATAAACAACTTTGATCCTCGAGTTTCTCTTATCGATGTGGTTGTACAAGCCCAAGAAGATATGAATAGATATGATGTTTCTATATCATTTTACATAGTCAATCAAGCAACTCCAACAACAATAAACGTATTTTTGGAAAGAGTAAGATAATATGGCAGCATCTAATACTGTTTTTAGAATTGCGGAACTCGACTTTGATACGATCAAAGGCAATCTAAGAGATTATCTGCGTAGTCAAAATCAATTTACAGATTATGACTTTGAAGGTTCTGGATTAAATATTCTTCTTGATGTTCTGGCATACAACACTCACTATATGGCATATTATCTAAACATGGTAGGAAACGAAATGTTTCTTGATAGTGCGCTATTAAGAAATTCTGTCGTGTCGCACGCCAAGCATTTGAATTATGTTCCAACTTCTATGGTAGGCTCGCGCGCAGAAGTAAATATCGTTGTTGAAGATACTACTCCGACCAGCGGCTATTCAACGATAACTCTACCTGCATACTCACAATTTGAATCAGAACAGATAGATGGAACCAACTATACGTTTGTAAATTTGGAAGCTTATTCCGCATCCAAGAATGTTACGTCAAACACATACACTTTTAGCAATGTATCGATAACACAGGGTGAAAATATCTCATACAACGTTGGTGTAGATGTAACAAACACCAGAAGACGCTTTCTAATTCCGGAAGCAAACATTGATACATCAACATTGCTTGTAACTGTACAGAATTCAGATACAGATAGTACAAAATCAACTTATCTATTGGCCGATGATGTAACAACTCTAGATTCAAATTCAAAAGTATATTTCTTGGAAGAATCAGATGCTAATAGATATACTCTTTATTTTGGTGATGATTATATCGGCAAAAATTTGGATGACGGAAATATTGTTCAGCTAAGGTATTTGTCAACAAGCGGAGATGTATCAAACAAGGCAAATTCATTCACTCTTACGACATCGATTTTGAATTTCTCAAACGTTGTGGTCAATTCAATTTCTGCAGCTGCTGGTGGTGCACAGAGAGATACTATTGATAGAATAAAGTTTTTGGCACCGAAATTCTATACCGCGCAAAATAGAGCAGTCACAAAAGATGACTATGGAACATTGCTTCTTAAAGATTATCCAAACATAGAAACAATTTCTGTGTGGGGCGGAGAAGAAAATGATCCTGTAGTTTATGGAAAGATATTCATTTCGATGAAGCCAAAGTCTGGTTATGTGATTACAAATATTGAAAAAGATAGAATTATTAGTGAATTAGTTGCAAATAGAAATATATTGACAGTTACTCCAGAAATTATTGATCCGGAATATCTGTATTTGAAGTTTGATGTGAGTGTAAACTATGATTCTACATTGACAAATACCGATGAAGCTGGACTAATTCAGATCATCAAAAACACTATTAGCAATTATAATGCAACTGAGCTGGAACAATTCAATTCTACGTTTAGAACATCAAAACTTCAAAACTTGATAGATATATCTGACAATTCATTTTTAGGAAGCGATCTAATTACCGTTACACAAAAAAGATTTGAACCAACTTTAAATGAATCAAAAAATTACACAATTGATTTTAATATTCCTTTGAATAGAGGAACATTTAAGGATAAGTTATACTCTTATCCGTCGTTCCAAATTTTGGACAATCAAGGAGTTTCTCGTGATGCTCTAATTGAAGAAACTCCGCTATCTTATACTGGAATTGATAGCATAGAAGTTCTAAATTCAGGATCTGGTTATACTGATAGTCCGACTGTAACAATAACTGGCGACGGAACAGGTGCAACAGCAAGGGCCGTAGTTGTCAACGGAAAAATAGTATCGATTGAAGTAGTTAATACAGGATCTGATTATACGGCTGCTGTAGTTTCAATTTCTGACTCTACGGGATCGGGAGCAACTGCTTTAGCTGTCTTGTCTGGTCAAGTTGGAACTTTGAGAATATACTATGTGCAAACAACCACAGGCGAAAAGATAATCATTAATAGTGATGCGGGCAGAATCAATTACTCAACCGGCAGAATAAACCTGTACAATTTCAAGCCTCTTTCAGTATCATCAAATCCAAACTATGCTTCGGGTGTATTGACAATAAATGCCATTCCTTCAGAAAAGACTATTCATCCGCTTCGAAATAGATTACTTTCAATAGACTCGCAAGATCCTATTGCTATTCAGGCGAGACTGGAGAATGAGGCCTAATGGCAACGAACAATAAAATATCAACAGTAGTATCTAGTCAGCTTCCAGAATTTGTTAGGGCAGATCATCCTGTATTTGTTGCTTTTCTACAAGCTTACTATGAATATCTTGAACAATCAAATAACACCTTAAGTTTTGGTAAAACTGTAGAACGCGCAAAGAATATTCGCAATTACTTCGATACCGATAAAATTACAGATACTGGTCTTGAAGAATTCAATACACATTTGTATAGTGAATTTTTATCTCTTGTCCCAAAAGATACACCGTCTGATAGATCGAAGTTACTAAAAAATATTAAGGACTTCTATCGAGCAAGAGGTACCGAAAAATCCTATAATTTTCTTTTTCAACTTCTTTTCAATGAACAACCAAAATTTTATTACCCTAAAAATGACATTCTTATCGCGTCATCTGGTAAATGGTTAGTTGAAAAATCAGTTAGATTGTCTGATGTGTATATCAATGGAACTGCGGATGAAACAATTTCAAGTCTAACAAAATTTAAGAATACACTAATCGTAGGAAATACATCTACTGCTCAAGCCCAGGTTGAACGTGTTCTTGTATCTTATGAAAATGGCGTAAGGTACAATGAATTCTTTCTATCAAAACAAGAAGGAACTTTTACCTCTGGTGAAAATGTATTTGCAGTAAATATTGACGGAGAAACATTAAGCGGTAATCTTATTGCCGGATATGTTTCGTCAATAGTAGTAAATTCTGGAGGAACTGGTTATACGGCCGGAGTATCTGTTCCAATTACAGGCGGATCCGGTAGTGGTGCTACAGCAGTAATCGATAGAGTAAGTAGTGGAAATATTTCAAACGTTACAGTCGTAACAAGTGGTGCAGGGTTTAGAGTTGGAGATTATATACTATTTACAGGTGGTGGTGGAACCGGAGCAAATGCAAATGTCTCGGCCGTTGCTGCAAATGGCTATTTTCATCCTAGCTCATACAACATCAATTCAGATATCATAGAAACATATAATGCAACTGCTATCGGAGCGTATAGCAATTCGTCTGGCGGAAATGCAAATACTTCTATGGCAAATACATTGACATTTTTCTTGTATGCAAATACAGGACCAATGACTACGGTTCAAGTGCTATCGGGAGGAAATAACTATACAACACTGCCTAGTGCAACCGTTTCCGGAAATACAAGAATCAAAAATCTTGGTATCTTAGGAAAACTAAAGATAAATTCTGGAGGGACTGGTTATTCGAATGGTGCAAGACTAATATTTACAAACGTTCCTGGTGGATACGGTTTTGGGGCAAATGGAAACGTTGTTGTGAATGCAACAGGAACAATTATTCGTACAAATTTTAGACAATTAAGCCCAGGACAAATTATTGGCGGATCTGGTTATCAACTCAACTTTTTACCAACTATTACAGTAAGCGGTAGCGGTTCGGGCGCAAACATTGCCGTAGAAACGTTATTGGGTTTTGGCGGAGAACTTACACCCGCAACAGGATCTCTTGGCGTAATAGAATCGATTAGCATAACAAATAGAGGAAGTGGATATACCTCTTCTCCAACAATAGATCTTACCGGCCTTGGAGATGGATCTGCAAATGCAACTGCGAATATCGTAGCAGGCGTCTATACATATCCAGGTCGTTTTAAGGATGATACTGGTCTATTGAGTAGTTCAAATTATCTTGAAGATCGCGATTACTATCAAAACTTCAGTTATGTCATCAAGTTAAGAAAGTCAATCGAAGAATATCGCAAGTATGTAAATGATCTTGTGCATCCGGCTGGCATGAAGATTTGGGCTGAATATGTTTATGAATCTGAACCAACTGTTAATGACTCTATTTCCATCGCATACTCAAATGTAAGTACTTACAAGTATTACACAGCGAATGCTCTATCGTTCAATGGATCAAATTCAATAATATTCAAAAATAGTTCGCTTACAACGACCAATACGAAAAATGGAATAGTTAGTTTTTGGTTCAATTCTTATAATCTTTCAAATGATCAAATATTGTTTGGAATTTCAAATACTAGTAGCATGTCAGGAAATATAGGACTTCTAGTATATTTAACTTCAAAAGGCACTTCTAGCAATTCAAGTAATAGTGTAATAAGAATAGTAGGTCGAAATAGAGCAAATACTACTATCCTTGACATGTCATCAAATGTTCAAGACAAAATATTTGCAAATAATTGGTATCATGTTCTTGCAGGATGGCAATTGTCAGGAACTTCAAATGCGAATTGCGTAATATATCTAAATGGTGTAAATTCAACTAATTTGATAACCCGTGATACTTCTGAATCAAATGTCAACTATTTGGGCGCAAATGTTTATGTTGGTAGCACTCCAGCTGGAAATAGTTCTTTCATTGGCTGCTTGTCTGAATTTTGGTTCTCAAATACATACGCTAATTTAGTAAACTCTACAATTAGAACTTACTTTAGTGGAGCAAATGGAACTCTTAGACCATCATACTTGGGTCCACAAGGTAATGTTGGAACTGAAATTAGACCAATAGTATATGTAAGAAGTAATTCTACATACGCTAACGTTAATAGTGGTTTGGGTGGAGATTTGATATTTGCAAATAACATAACAAATTGTACAACTTCTCCTAGTGATGCATAAATATGAGTTACAATAGAGTTTATAGATGACAGCTATTACAACCACAAATCTTCGCATCAATTCTGCCGAACAGCTGCTGGAATCAGTATCTGAACCCGCATCAACAATGCTTTATGTGTCTTATGGCAAGAATACTCCATGGGCAAACGATTCACTTCCAAACACAGCAAGCGACACGATTGCTGATAAAAATGAAGTTTGGAGAGATGTGATCGGTGGAAAAAAAGTTACAGGAAATGACATTACATTAGTCATAAAAAGAGTTGATTGGACAACGAATACTGTCTACACTCAATATGATGATACTGCAAATAATCTATATGACGCAAACACGCAGTTCTATGTGTTGACAAGTGACTACAACGTATACAAGTGTTTATACAACAACAATAGCTCCAATTCAACATCAATGCCAACATATACGTCATTCAATACCACAAGTACTGAATCTGATGGATATGTTTGGAAATATATGTATACTCTCAACACAAAAGAAAAACAAAGATTTCTTCTAGATGCATGGATGCCTGTCAAAAGCTTGACACTTGATGACGGCTCCACACAGTGGGGTATTCAGTCTGCTGCAGTAGATGGAGCCATTGATATCATCCTTGTATCCAATTCTGGTTCGGGATTTACAAATTCAAGCAATGTTTCTATATCAATAACTGGAGACGGATCGGGCGCAAATGCAACGGTCTATGTAAATACAGTATCAAATACTGTAGCAAATATTGTTGTTACATCTAAGGGAACTGGATACACATTTGCAAATGTCATCATATCGGGTGGTGGCGGATCGGGCGCAAATGCTCGCGCAATTATAGGTCCATATGGCGGACATGGTAGCAATCCCGTATATGAACTTGGCGGTTCAAACATTCTAATGGATGTTCTAATCAAAGGAACTGAAGATGGTGTTTTAATAGCCAATAACGACTATAGACAAGTTAGTATAATCAAGGATCCTCTAATTTACGGATCTTCAAGTATTTTTAGCAATAGTGTATTTTTTCAATCATTGTCACTTGCACTTGCAGGTAGCGGTCCAGAATATGTCGTAGATGAATATGTTTATCAAGGAGCATCACTAGCAAGTTCAACATTTAGTGGTAGAGTATTGTCGTGGGATACTGCAAATAGTATCATGAAGTTGACTGAATATACTGGAACCCCAACAACGACCACATTGAACGGTCAAACTTCAGGTGCATATAGATACATCACAAGCACAACAAATCCAAATTTAAAAAATCGTTCTGGACAAGTAATATATATTGATAATATCACTCCAGTAACAAGAGCAATAGATCAAACTGAAAATTTCAAAATAGTCATAAAGTACTAAGGATAAAAGATGGTAGATAAGATTGTACCCACAGAAGCAGTAGATTCTCCATACTATAATGACTACGATGAGACAAAGGATTTCTATAATATCCTGTTTCGTCCAGGTTATGCTGTTCAGGCTCGCGAATTGACCCAGCTACAAACAATTCTTCAAAAACAGGTTCAACGTTTTGGAGATCACGTTTTCAAGAATGGAAGTATTGTAACTGGAGCACAAATTTCAACGTCAAAGGCAACGGCTCTAAATCTATCATCCCAATATAGTGGTTCAGATATCACAATTGCAAATTTTGATCGCAAGTATGTCAATAATACAACAAACACAGCAACAACTCAAGCAACAGCGTTTGTGTTAACATATGAAACCGGTTCATCTCCAGTATTGATGGTCAATTATATTTCTGGAGACACTTTTGCAAATGATACGATCAAGGCATCGAACACATCAGACTTTGCAGTAATTTCTGGACCAGAAGGTCTAGGAACAGTTGCAAGTATTTCTGAAGGTGTAATGTTTGTCGATGGATATTTTTCAAGAGTTGCAGCACAAACAATCATTCTTGACAAGTATTCAACATCTCCATCATATCGTGTTGGATTAGAACTAGATAAAAGCATTGTTCTTCCAACATCAGATACATCTCTTCTTGATCCTGCATTAGAAGCATCAAATTATCAGGCTCCAGGCGCTTCTCGCTACAAGATAACTCTAACTCTTGCTAAACGCACACTTGATAGTACCGACGATAGCCAGTTCATTGAACTTCTTCGTGTTGAAGATGGATACATCACAAATATTATCAAGTATCCAATTTATTCTGAATTGGAAAAAACATTAGCAAGAAGAACAAATGACGAGTCGGGTAGCTACACAGTCAGACCATTCACAATTCGATTGAGAGATCATGCAAACACAACTCCAAATGCGGAGCTATTTACTGCAACATTAAGTCCTGGAAAAGCTTATGTTCAAGGATTTGAATATGAAACATATAGTTCATTCAATCTAGATGTTGAAAGATCAAGACAATCTTCGAATGTAAATAATTATCCACTATCATTGAATTATGGAAATTATGTTGTTGCGACAAATGCAAATTCTACTGGCGGCGCAACATCGACCGGATTTTTCAAAATAGATGATTCTGGCATTGGTCCACAGCTTGTCGATTTGCATTCGGTTGTTCGCGGTCAAATTAATACAGTAAATCCAACCTCATACGCAGCGACTAAAGTTGGAACAGCAAGAATAATAAATGTTGACTATGATAGTGCTGGAAATACAGCAAATTCATATTCATACAAATATAGAGTTTATTTGAATGATTTTTCATTCTCAAATGTAACCGGAACAATATTTGCAAATACATCAAATGATAAAATTGTACTAGCAAATGTGTCAAATGAAACATCGGCACAAACTGTAGCAAACGTTGCAAACGCATATCTAGGTTCGGTCATAAGAATTGCAAATGGTGCATTGTCGGGAGTGACCAGAACAATCGTAAGCTATGATGGAACTACGAGAACAGCAACTCTTGACTCAAATATTGCCATATCAACAGCTCAAGCAAACGCTGATCGTTGGTCAATAGATTTCTCATCTAGAGATATCAAGAGCATGGCAAATATCGTAACTGGAACTCCAGTTTCTATTGGTGGTTCTATGGACGTTGATGTATCAAGCAAATATGGTAGCAATACAGAAATTACCGATCCTAGATACAACAAGTTGCTATTTGAGCTACCACAAAACTATGTCAAGCAGGGTATAACTGATCAAACATACGACTACTTCAAGGTGTTGGGTACTGCAGTATCCTTTACAAGCGGAACAACTGGGTCAATTAGTGCTGGTGTTGGAGAAGTATTTCTTGCAAATGGTACACAGTCAACTACTCAAGCATTGGAAAACTTCATTGTTGTTATTCGCAACAATCTAGGTTCAACGATTGGAGCAAACGGTGCAATTCTACCTATGACAACAGGTAGTGCAAGCATTGTCGTTAATAATGGAGGAACGCCAACAGCAACTTTCACGGCGCCTCAAGCAAATACATTCACAGCTGACATTTTGGCAAAAGTTTCGATAACTTCTGGATCAAAAATAAATGAGAAGTTGAAGACTCTAGTTACTTCAAATTCCACACATATTCAAACGCAAGGTGGAACAGCAAATGCAACATTTGCAAATGTTTCTATCTATTCTGCAGCTGGTCAAGTTCATCTTTCCGCGCCAAACAAGACACCAGGTCAAAAAGATAGCTTGTACACATCTGACGTTTATGAAATAAACAAGATATATGATATCGGGTCTGCTGCTTTCACAAGCGGAACTGTTTTATCTTCATATAATGACATTACATCAAGATACTCTCTTGACAATGGACAAAGAGATGATCATTATGATCATGGCGGAATTGTCTTTCTTCCAGGAAATTCGCCACCAACAGGAAATGTTGTAGTTTGCTTTAGTTATTTCAAACACGAAACTGGTGGTAGTGATGGTTTAGGATATTTCTCTGTCGATTCCTATCCATATTATAACAATATTCCACAATATACAAGTGCATCATCAGGCGAAACATATGATCTAAGAGACTGCATAGATTTTAGACCAAGAAGACGAGACAACTCAAACACTTCGCCCGGATATACTCTACAAACCTTCAGAGTCGGTCTTCCTAATGAAGAATTTTCTGCCGATTATCAATATTATTTGGCAAGAAAAGACAAGATCGTATTGACAAAAGACAGAGTCTTTAGCGTTGTTAAGGGCATCTCTTCTCTAAATCCAGTTCCTCCTAGAGAACCTGAAGGATCAATGGTTCTGTATAATTTGACCATTGCTCCTTATACAGCATCGCCAGCAAATGTAATAGTAAAGTACGTCGAAAACAAACGCTACACGATGCGTGATATCGGTTCTCTAGAAAAGAGAATTGAAAATCTAGAATATTACACGGCTTTGAATTTGGTCGAAAAAGATACTGAAATCATGTCGATCAAGGATGTTAATGGTCTTGATCGCACAAAGAATGGTATACTTGTTGATTCGTTCAAGGGACATTCTGTCGGTGACGTAAGAAACATTGATTACAAGTGTTCAATCGACACTAGAACAGAAGAACTTCGTCCGTCAACTAATACAAATTCACACTACTTGGATTATGATTTTAGCGCAAGTACTGGATTGACATATAAATCGGGTCTTGTATTGCTTCCGTATACGACAGAAGAAATGGTTGTTCAAAACGTTTCATCGCAAACAGTTGACGTTCAACCATATCTGTTTGCTCGCTTTGTTGGCTCAATACAATTGATTCCTGAGTCTGACTTTTATTTCAACAAGTATGACCTACCAGATGTGACGATAAACTATACCGGAGAAAACGATGGATATTCGGCATTGCAATCAGCACTAAGTGGTACAACATCTGCGTTTGATGCTGAATTCGGTCATTGGGAAACACGTTCAACTGGTGCAGAAATTGTTACAAATGAATTGAACGAGCAGGGAAGAAATGGACTACAAATTTGGGAAAATGGTGTAAATAGAACAACGACATTTGGCGGCTATCAGAACGGATTCCTGCGTCGCTCTTCATTTGATCAAATTTCTCAAACTGTCAATGATCGTGTCGTAAACCTTGGTGTTACTCCGATCATGCGTCAAATCGATATTGATTTTGTCGCAACATCTTTAAGACCAAGAAAAGTTGTATATTATTACTTTGATGATGTGAACGTAACAAATTATGTTCAGAGAGCTAACGAATTAGTATTTTCTGGAAATAATTTCTTTGATAAAGCCGATGGTGAAAGAATTACTTCGGGATCGGGTAATACTGCAAATGTTATCTTGTCAAAGACATTGTCATCATCTAATGTTGCATATGTTGCAGACGTTAGCGGGAATGTGATAGCTGGACAAACTTGGACAGGTGCAAGATCTTCAAATACAGGTATTGTTGTAGAATATAGACACTATTCAGGTACTGCAAGAAGTGCAAATTCAACTACGATCAATCTTGCATTTGATGCAGCAAACACGGATAGTTGGTATGTAGGAAATACAATCTACTTTGTTGATGGTTTAGGTGTTGGATCTTCTTATACAATTGATGCGTATATTGGCTCAACGAGATCTGCAAGAAACACTGCAGGCTTCTCTGTAACACCAGGATCAAATACAAGATATTCGATTGGCGATTCAAAGACAAATGAATTTGGTCAACTTGCCGGCACATTTGTTGTACCAAGCAATAGTACGTTGAAGTTTAGAACTGGCGAGAGAATGTTTAGAATAAGTAATCTTGCTAATGGTTCTTCAAACGGTTCAACGACTATTGGCGAAAGCAAGTTCTATGCACAAGGATTGATTGGTGTTTCTGTAGGCGTAACTGCAACCAGATTGCCACAGCCTACATATTATCCTGGAGATGCTTATTATTGGGATGGTGATGCTGGAAATCATGGAGCACCAGATAATAATGGTTATGGCGGTGGTGGATTAGGTCCAGATAGTACAGGAGCCAGTGGTTTTGGTGGCGGCGGATCAGAACAGCAATAATTTTTTGATTAAGAAAAGAGAGAATAAATGCCAGCAATTCTAGCACAAACATTTTTCGTAGATAGAACTCTTTATAGAGAGGGTGTATTTGTCTCTAGCGTTGATCTATTCTTCGCAAATAAAGATTCATCAGGAATACTTCCTGTCGAAGTACAGTTGCGTCCAACAAGAAATGGATTTCCTCTAACGAATTATGCCATACCTTTATCAAAAGTCTCTGTTGATGCGATAAATGTAAAAACATCAGACCAACCAGATTCAAATGATTCTGATACAAAAACGTCTTTTACTTTTCCAGCTCCAGTATATCTTGAACCTGGCGGTGAATATGCTCTTGTCGTGTATTCAGATAGTCCTGAATATGTTCTATTTTCAGCCAAAGTTGGTCAAACACTAGTTGGTAGTGATAGGTCTGTATCTAAGCAACCGAATACCGGCGTTTTGTATAAGCCACAAAATGCATCAGAATGGATACCTTTTGCAGACGAAGACCTAATGTTTGTCGTGAATAAGTGCGTATTTTCTACGGCAAGTTCAGGATCAGGAGTCTTCAATGTTCGTTCTCCGTCTTCAAATGTCGAGATGGACTTAATGTACGTTCGATCAGATCAGATGAAATTTGCTACATCTACACTAGATTATTCATTTAAAGCCACATTGAAGTCAACGGGGATAGTCGATTCTTCGTATACAGGATTTTTGACAAACAAAGACTATGAATTTAATGATGGTTTAGGTCGTAGAAAGATTGATAATTCAAATCACTTTATATTGAAGGCAGATTTCGCGACACTAAATCCAGATGTGTCTCCAGCAGTTGACGTACAAAGACTTGGTTTGTTTTCAATTGAAAATATCATCAATAATGCAAATCTTTCAAATTCGACAATTGTGGTAACTGACGGCGGCGCAGGACACACCAATCCAACAGTTACAATTTCTGGCGGTGGTGGTTCAGGTGCAACGGCAACAGCAAACGTTGTAGCAAACGTAGTTAGAAACATCGTTGTTACAGCTGGTGGTTCTGGGTATACAAGCACGCCAACTATTACAATCTCTGAAGGCGGGGCGACAAGAAACGCTTCGGCAATTGTTCTTGGTGAAACAAGATCGTCTGGTGGTAATTATCTTGCTCGTTATATTAGTCGTCGCGTACAGCTAAACGATGGCTTTGACTCTTCGGATCTTCGCGTGTTCTTGACTGCATATAAGCCACCTACGACGGGAATTGAAGTATACTATAAGATTTTGAACGCTGATGATCCCGATGATTTTGATGTAAAATCATATTTCAAGATGGAGCAAAAGACGCCATCGGGAGTGACATCAACAAACTACAATGACTACATTGAATATGAATATAGACCATCTCTAAACACCGATTTGGTTATATATTCAAGTGGTGGAACAACATATGAAACATTCAAGTTCTTTGCAGTCAAGATAGTGCTAAGTAGTCCAGATACTACTCTTGTTCCTAAAGTTAGAGATATGCGTGTAATTGCGTTGCCGGCAGGATGATAAAATGAAAGTCAAGATTACCGATACGCAATATGTTCGTGATATAAATTCAAAAGCAATTCTAAACACAAATAGAGCACAGTTGGATGAATATCATGTTAAAAAGAATATGATGTCTAAAGTCAATGAAATAAATACTTTGAAAGAAGAAGTGGCGGAAATCAAGGACATGATGCAAAAGATTCTAACATTAGTGTCGGAGCGCAAGTAATATGCCTATTAGTAACGTAGCACTCACGAACACATTTGATGAATGGAGAGTGACGACTAATCAGCTGATTGTTGTCACAAATGACTTGCTTGGCGATGGTCTTACGACTTATCGTAGTGTGACTGCAAATGTTGTTACAGCAAATACGTTGTTTTTTGGAACTTTGAATGTAGTATCTTTGCTTGCCTCAACTTTTGCTCGCGCTAATGCTGCAAATTTGATTGCAAATCTAGCATTTGATAAAGCAAATACAGCAAATGTAATTGCAGCTGCCGCTTTTGACAAAGCTAATGTTGCAAACAACAATGCAAGTAATACGGTTCTTCGCACGGGCGACACGATGACTGGAACCTTAGTTGTTCCAAATATCAACGTATCGTCAAATATTCGCATGACCGGCGGTCTTGTCGATACTGCAAAAGCCAATATTCTTTCGCAAACATTGACTGATGCTGCAACTATAACGTGGAATGCATCAAATGGACAAATTGCTACGGTTACATTGAATGGAAATCGTGTTCTGTCAAACATAACAAATATTCGTGTTGGTACATATGTTCTTCATGTAGTGCAAAATACGTCTGGTGGTAGCTCACTTACTTTTGGACAAGGATATCGTTTTACAGGGAATATTGCTCCGCCATTAACTACAGCAGCGAATTCTCGTGATGTGTTTACTTTCATTTCTGATGGATCAAAATTATACGGCTCATTCATTCCTGACGTAGGATAAAATGTTTCTACCACTTGTCACTAGACCAAATATACTAATAAACATAAACTCTATTGCAAACAATGTCAATTTGCGAGCAAGGGCAAATTCGCCATCATATCCTTTAAATGTTTTTTGCTTGATCAATGCAAACATTACGAGTAATTCTGCAAATATTCCAGCACTTAGAACTGGATTTGGCTGGGCAAATTCTACATATATTGTGATAAGAAACTCAGCTAATATTGTTGGGAATATAGGAGTTACTGGTATTTCTGGTTCTGGTGGTGCAGGCGGTCCCGGAGCAGGATATCCCACAAATCCAGTTGCAGCAGGTTCTGCTGGCGGAACTGGCGGGCAGGGTGCGAATGGTAGTCCTGGGTTTCAAGCAGAGGCAAATACCGGAACAACAACAACATCATTTGTCATAGTAATGAATAATCAAGGTTCTATCATAGGCGGCACCGGCGGTCCTGGCGGTCAAGGCGGTGGCGGCGGCGGCGGTGGTGGTGCTCTAGGATTTACACCAAGCAAAGGTGTTGGTCAATATCACGGCGGCGGCGGTGGCGGCGGCGGTGCCGGTTCTCCTATTGGTCTTGGCGGCGCAGGAGGACCTAGTAATGTTAATGGATCAGCTGGAGCAAATGGAACGGCTACACTTGGCGGCGCTGGTGGTGCTGGCGGCGGCGGTTCTACATATACTGCTGGACCGGGCGGTTCTGGTGGAAATCTTGGCGTTGCCGGTTCTCCTGGCGGAAATAACGCTGGATATGCATTCAATACAACATATGGCGCAAGAGCCGGAGGTGCTGCCGGAGCAACAGGAAATGTTGGTAATACGGGATTTGGTATTTCTGGCAATAATTTGATTAGATTTGTTGCTTTTGGTACTGTAGTTGGAAATACTTCAAACTAATCATACAAATTTAGGACCAGTAATCCAAATTACTATTGTTTTACGAATGCCCTTGGTCACTGGTTTTACCCTATGAATAATGTATGAAGGAAAGAATATCATTCTACCTTTTTTCATTAATATGGTTTCGGGTTCTTCTTGATTTCCCACATTGATTTGAAATTCTCCTCCAACAAAGTCTTTTTCCGGATCGGACAAACACATTACAAGAGACAATTTTCTTGTTATATTAAATTTATTTTGACCATGAATCATATCCATGTGCCAGTTATATTCACCACTTTCATTTCCATGATATTCTGTGTATTGGAAATCAGCATATCCGTTTAATTCATAATTGTAGTAGCTTTCATTTATAATTTTGCTTATTTCATTTACTCTATTAAAAAACCATGCATTATTTTCATTTTTACTATAGAATTTAATTCTTGATTTTCTTATCTTTTCTGTTTCGTTAATGTCATTGGTACCAACAACAGTTGCTTTTTCTGTTTGTTCTATTTGACAGTATCTTTCTAAATTTGTTAATTCTTCTTCAGAAAATGCATTATCCCAATATGCCCAACTATATGTTGTACACATTCTTTCCTCTGGATTATTTGTAATGTCTTTGTACATTATTTTCCTCAAGTTGGGTCATTATAAATAAAGATACATAGTTATATATCGGAGTAGGGAAATGGAAGTCAAGTTTAAAATAATTGATGTTGATTCTTCACAGCACTCAATGATCGTGAGATACTATACTAATTTGCTAACTGAAGATAGTCTAGCAACATCATACAATCCAGATGGGACTATAGCTAGAAGAAGCGATGGATCACCACAAAGATGTCAAACAGATTATAACTTCAATATATGGCAAACTGATCCTCCTATTACGGAAGAGCAAATTAAGAAAATTGCAAACGACGGAGCGCCTTATGATTGGTTTAAGCTAAGACACGATATTCTCGATCCTCAAATAGATACTTCCTTAAATGTTGTTTCCAATCTATTAAATACAGAATTTGATGCCATCAAACCAGTATTTTCTATTGATACTATTGATACGAATGCAAATACAGAAAGTACATTGAGTGAAGATCATATTGAAAATCTAATTAACGAACTTCTAAACAATTCAAGTGCAAATACTTCAAACACACAATGAATAAAAAACTTGGTTATTATACTGTTGGTAAAAAAGAGTTGGAATCAAAAATTCATGCGTGTATCTTTGCAACGCATATTGCCAACAATGTCAAGGAAAATGTAGATCCTCTTAGTCTTGTCAAATGGCATTTCAACGAAGATATTTTTTCCAATTATAACTGGCTTCAAGAACCCGAAGCGACATTGGATCAACTTTACAATAAACGAGCAAGAGAACTTCGTGAAAAATATGACTATATCATAATTAGTTATAGTGGCGGAGCAGATAGTCATAATGTTGTAATGTCTTTTCTTCGTCAAAACCTTCATATAGATGAAATTATCGTAAATTGTTTGGACAAAGGAAATGAAAAATTTGCTGTAATTGATCCTAATGTTACTGATGCAAAATATGCACATGCATCGGAACATAAGCTGCAGGCAATTCCAAGAATAAAAGAAATACAAGCAATTGCTCCACAGACAAAGATTAGTGTCTATGATATGACGGATCATTTGTTTGATTCATTTGCCAATTCTGAAGAAAATTGGTTTTTGAAAATGCGTGAGGAACTTAATCCTGTTGATGTTACGAGATACAATTATATTCATTTTTCAGACTTTAGAAAAAGAGTTGACAAAGATAAAAAGATTGCAGTTGTAATGGGGATTGATAAACCAAAAGTTGTTATTGATGATACTAATGACTTTGTTTACTTAAGGTTTTCAGATAGATTAACAAATATATCTCCTGTTGGAGAATATATGAAAGACTATACAAATACGACGGTTGAATATTTTTATTGGAGTCCTGATGCATGTGATATGTTATGCAAGCAAGCCCATTTAATAAAAAAATGTATTGAAATTGATCCTGGTCTAAGAAACTTTTTTAGTCTTCAAACACCAAGAAATATGGTACCTGGATTTCTTAGACTTGTGAGCGAAAGGCTTCTTCGACCAATATTGTACACTACATGGAATAAGACTTGGTTTCAAGCTGATAAAGGTATTTTTGATTGGCACACGGATTTTGACACTTGGTTTATTGATGGATATGTTGATAATAGGGCAAATCTTATATGGAGAGAGGGTTTAAAACAGGTTGTCAAGCGAGCAAGACCTTTTGTTTATTCGCATGGGCAAGTATATGATGGACTAATTAGTTATTATCACAATTATAAAATAGGCGTTTTAAGAAAATTTCATAGTACTTGATTTCAAAAAAGCGATTTGCCACTTATACTAAATAGCTAAAAAGGTAAGACAATGGCATCATATGCAGAACTCATAGTAGACCAGGGTTCTACTTTTAGCACAATTCTAACCCTAACAGACGACACAACAAACTTGCCTATTAATGTTTCCGGATATTCTATCAATGCGAATATCAAGAAATCTTATTATTCAGTAAACAATACTGCCGTTTTTACATCAACAATAAATGATGCCGCAAACGGAAATGTAACGATTGCATTGTCATCTGGTGTCTCAACAAACATCAAGGCCGGAAGATATGTTTATGATGTAAAAACTACTAGTCCGGGAAGCGTGGTAACTAGAGTTATTGAGGGTATTCTTACGGTAACGCCTAAGGTATCTTAAAATGACAATAGCTGTTAGAATTGCAGGTCCTAGTTCAACTGCGGTTAGCATAAATTCACAAAACCAGCAAAAAGTAAGAAGCTTGACTCCAAGTGCCGTTGCAACTACAACGCTAGCAGGACTAACAGACGTTTCGATTATAGATTCAAGCAATAATAGTACTCTTGTTTACAATTCGGAAACTTTAAAATATGAAGTAAAAGCACTTCCTGTAATATTTGGTGGTACTTTCTAATGGCAAATACTACCACTATTATCCTAAAAAATTCTGGAACTACTGGAAATACTCCAACTGCTGCAAATTTAGAATTTGGAGAATTAGCATTAAACTATGCCGATGGACTACTGTTCTATAAAGCAGCAAATGGTACAGTTCTTAGTATAAGTGGAAGTGGAGGCGGTGGTGGAACTGGAAATGGCTCTGCGGCGTTTGATCAAGCTAATCTCGCTTTTGCTCAGGCTAACACGGCCAACTCAACTGCTATAGCAGCATTTGCTCAAGCTAACACAGCTAATATAACTTCAGTTGCTGCTTTTGCTCAAGCTAACACAGCTAATATAACTTCAGTTGCTGCTTTTGCTCAAGCTAACACAGCTAATATAACTTCAGTTGCTGCTTTTGCTCAGGCTAATACTGCCAATACAACTGCCGTCGCCGCCTTTGCCAGAGCTAATGCAGCTAATTTGATTGCAAATCTTGCATTTGATAAAGCAAATACAGCAAACGTATTTGCGGTTGCAGCTTTTGCACAAGCTAATACTGCATATTCTGGTGCTGTACTAAAGA